AGAAAAGAAACTTCCATTATCAAGGATTATTTAATTAATTGTGCAAATAATCCAATTGATTGCACAAACAATTCAATTAATCATGCCGATAATGAACAAAGTAAAGTAAAAGTAAATAGAAAGAATACTAAACCTAAAGAAAACTCTACTAACGTAGAGCAAAAGAAAGCCGAACAAGCCAAGAAACTAGCCGCAGCTAAAGCTGCTACTCTCTCACGTAGAAAAAACTTTTATAATTCTCTGATTCCTTTCGTAAAAACCAATAGTGGAGGAAGATATTCCAAGGAAATGATCCGTGCCTTTTTCGACTATTGGTCAGAGATGAACAAAAGCGAAACTAAGATGCGATTTGAAAAACAGCCCACTTGGGAAGTCGCAAAAAGACTAAGCCACATGGGCAAATAAAGAGAAATTCAATGGAAGAAATAAAAATGCTAATGCTGCCCTCTCAGGTCCGTTCGATACAGCAAACGAAGAAGACGGAACTAACGCCGATTCAGCAGGAATTAAAGAACTCATTAACGTCGTCCGAATTGGTTGAACAATGGGGCGGTGCCATTGCACAAATAAAATCCGTTACCGACATACAGCTCATTGCAGCCAACAGGCAGATACCAACTCTGGCCGACGTGTCGGTCGTTTTTGGGAACGATACGGTGATAAAGATCATATCAGAACACTTGCGCAGTTTGTGCAAGAACGCAGATACAGGACTTACCACATACCAGTTTGCGGATACTTCACTACTTATCGCTACAGAGTACTACTACCTGAATCTGGCTGAACTGTCATACTTCTTTCGGGGATGCAAGATCGGCAGGTACGGACAACTCGTATGGGGAAGTTCTCTGAATATTCAGCAAATGATGACGGCGGCAAGACGCTTCCTGACAGAGAGAAACGAAGCTATCGACAGAAATGAAAAAAAGTTGATCGAGCAGCGAAAAGAGAAAGGATTCATGAAAATAAGCACCGCAGGACAAGCTATTGTGTCTGGTGCCAATTCCGTGATAAAAATCAATCAAAAAGCAAAGAGTGATTTTAATGAATTCTGTGCTCTTTTCCCGGATTTACCAAAGGAATATCCACCTCAAACATGGTGGAAGGCATGGAGAGGAGAAGAAGACGCCTTGGATTTGGTTTATGGTGGCAAAAGACGGCCAGCATGGAGAAGCCCCGAAACAGATATAGGAGAATATCTATGTGAGTATAATATTAGCCAAAAGAAATGAAACTAACCATTTATTGGATAACAGAAGATGCAGAGAGTATCCAGCGCATAAGAGAAAAATTCAATCTTTCACCCGGCACAACTGTCAATGGAGAAACTCCTGCAGAAATACGGGAAGAAGATCTTCCACTACTAAGAGAAACCGAAAAAAGAGGATTTATACAAATAAGGAACAAATGAAGCCAAAGAAACAACTCATAGAAGCCGCCATTGAGGACGGTAGCATGGACAGAATGAACATGCTATTATCAGCAGCTCACCTTTTGAACTGTGAAGCAAACAATTTAGTCGATGAAGCAGCCGAGGTAATGCTAAAGAAAGGCTTATTGTTAGGTGAGTTAAAAATGAAGCATAATGACTTTGTGCGTAGTGCAGACAGGTATTTTAAAGAGTTTGCAATGATGATCACAACAAATAAGACGAAGATGGACATGTTCAGTGATTTGGAAGAGTTTGATAAATCATTCCGAGAGTGGGCAAAAGTAACTAACGAGTGGGAACCAATAAACAATAGCGATAAGATTTGTGAATGATTGACTTGCTAACTCAATAGGCATAAAATAAAAAAGGAGTCACGCCTGACTCCAACCTTTGTTAACCTTAAATCTAATACTATGAAAAACACACTGCAAAGGTATCGAAATTCGGGCTTCCACCAAATATTCGGTGCATTATAGCCCTATTTATAACATGGTTTAATATATCGAAAGGATTAGTTAACGTATTAACGTAATATAAATGCGTATTAACTTAAATATGCCTTGTGATATGTTAGATTCTTACCCAATTCAAATTCACTAAACGTATGAAGCAAATTATAAAATTCATCTTCTGCATGATTGCATTCTTTGTGGCCATGCAGATAATAAGCTATGTATTATGATAATAAAAGAAGCAAAGTTAATCGCTGATGATAATTCCCATATAATCATCAACGGTCCGATAGAGACGGATGATCTCGAGAGAACAAGAAAGGAGTTACACGTAATCTATACGTGTGACCGTATATTATTCACTTTTGAAGAGGAGGAAAAGAAATGAAAAAATTAATGCTGTTATTATTGGCTATTGCTACAACTTGGGCATGTACTAAAGACTGCGTTGAACCAGAATATCCGGATATGGGAACAGAATACTGGGTTAAAAATGATTCTGACTCAGTTTATCACGTAAGGGATAAATTGGATAGCAACTATGTGATAAAAGTCAATCAGAAATAAACTCGTTAACGAGAATAGAGTTTAATAATTATTTATTGGTTAGTGCTAAATATTTGGCGCTACGAGCACAAATAATGGTACTTAGTAATGAAGAGTATTGGTGTTATCCGGCAGAGAATAGCTGTTTGATGTAGCAAGATGTCGATTTACTAGCGCAAAAGATATAAATCAGAGATTCTTCTCTTTTATGAGTGATTCTCTAATTGCATTAGGATGTTAAAAATACACTTTTAAGTGAATAGATGGAGAACAAATCATGCTATCTTTTTGTAGTATACAATAAAAGATATATATTTGCGCCACAATTCACTTAAAAGTAAAGATGTGGAATGCGAATTAGAACTGTACTTAGAAAAGGAGAACATAAATATATATTCTTTTCGAAATGTAGGTGAAGAAAAACTTGAATTGGAGAAATTTCTAGAAAAATTTTCGCCTGAATCAGAGTATTCAAAAGATATGTATATCATACTTGCTGCAATAAAAAAAATTATTGAAAATGGATCGCTAGAACGCTATTTTAGACCAGAAGGCTCGTATGCTGATGGTATTGGTGCTATCCCTATTGAAGGGAATAGGTTAAGGCTTTATTGCATACGCATATCAGATTCTATTATTGTGTTTGGTAACGGAGATGTTAAGAATGTCAGGAGGTGGCAGGACTGTTCTGTTTTATCAACTTATGTGATGCAATTAAAAAAACTTCAAATAGAAATTTCCAAATCTCTAAAGAATAACGCATTGGAAATTGAAAACCAAAAATATTTAAAAGGCTCTTTAAAGTTCAATATAAAATGAAGAAAGAAAATTTACTCGAAAGCAGATTGCAAGAAATACCCAAGGATATAGAAGAATTTGTGTCACTATCTTTTGATGTTTCTGATAGGATTCGAGATTTGTTAGAGAAAGAAGATTTGTCACAGAAAGAATTTGCTAAACTTTTAGGGAAAAGAGAATCTGAAGTTAGTAAATGGCTTAAGGGGACGCATAATTTTACTTTAGAAACTATTGCTAAAATTAGTATAGTTCTTAAAGCTAAATTGCTTTATGTTCCGACATCAACGATGCCAATTGATGACTTAAAAAATGCCATAAAAGATTTTGAGGTATTGTGTGAAAATAGAACTTTAGAAGGACACTCCTCAAATATCAAGTTTACAGTGTCAGAACAACCTACTTTATATAAAAAAGAGGATAGATTAAAGTTTTTTGATGTGCTGAATAATGTTAGTATTAATCGTAATCCTAGTGTAATGGAATATCATGTTGCCGCGTCTCTTTGTAGTGTAGAATGTGATGAAAAAAGAAATAAATACGCTCTAGTTTAATCTTAAAATTAGTTTGTTATGGAAAGTGATAATTCTTTTAAAGAGGTAAATATACGTTTGAAGAAAATTCAAGATCATAAATTTTATTATAATTTAGAATTTGAATGTGACTCTGAAAAATTAGATGAAGAAAAGTTCCCTTGTGATGTTGAAATTAAATATCATATTTCTCATGATTTAGAGGAAGATCTTTTTAATATAAATTTGTTGATCTGCTATAAAAAGGATAAAACTTTGATTCTTGAGGCTGAAAATCGCTTTGTTTTCTGCATAAAGAATCTAAAAGATTTTATTAATGTTCGGAATGATACTACTATTTCTTTAAATGTTGATTTTCTTCCTACTTTGATTAATGTTGCAATTGGGACAATGAGGGGTATTATTTATTCAAGAACAGGAAGTAGCTCTCTTTCTGATTTTCCGTTACCCTTGATTTCTATGAATGAATTAATGAATAAGGCTCATCCTACTAATATGTAGTATTCAAAAAGGTATTAGTTATGGATATGGATAAAGAACAAAAAAAAATCATTCTAAATCAAGTATTTTCTCCTGTACAGCCAATTCAAGAGAGAGACTTTTTTTTTGGAAGGATGAACCAGTTAACCAAAATAGTTGATGCAATAAATGAGAAAGGGCAACATGCTATCTTGTATGGTGAGAGAGGTGTAGGCAAAACATCCTTAGTCAATATAATGTATAAATCTTATACCAATGTTTATCCTATAAAAATAACTTGTGATAGACGGCATACATTTCGTTCTCTTTGGGAAGATGCTTTTGATCATATACAATATTCTCAAACAATCAATGGCATAGGATTTAATGCTCAAAGTAAGTCTAAAATGGTCTCTATGAAAAAAGAGATTTCATTTTGTGGGGATTTGAAGACAAATCAAATTGTAGACTTGTTAAACAAACTTGGTAATGACTTCAAGTTAATGTTTATATTTGATGAATTTGACAATATTCGCAATGAAGAGACTAAATACTTCTTCGCTGATCTTATAAAGTCTCTATCTGACAATAATACAAATACAACAATAATATTAGTAGGTATAGCAGAAAGTGTGGAATCACTCATCGGTAGTCATCAGTCTTTAGAGAGGTGTCTCAAGCAAGTCAAAATGCCACGAATGAAAAAGGAAGAATGCGAGGCAATAATTTTTAATGGACTTAAACTCCTTAATTTCAAAATGGATAATGATATTCTAAACAAAATTATAGAATTTTCTTCAGGGTTTCCTCATTATATTCATTTGCTATGTAAATATGGCTGTGCGGAATTGATAGAAAACGATAAAACTACATTTTCTGAGCCATATTTAGCAATAGCATTAAATAAAGGTATTGAAAATACGTCTGAGCAGTTAAGAATTTCTTTTAGAGAGGCTGTCTTATCATCGAGTAGCAGTGATAAATGGAAAAATATACTTTATGCATGTACAAATTGTCCGCTAGATGAATTTAATTCGTTTTCAATATCACAGATTGTTAAAGAATATAACATAATAACAAAAAGTAAATCTAAAAATTCTCACTTAAGTTATTATATAAATGAGTTAACTAAGTCTGGGCGTTCAGAGATATTAACTAGGTTAGGGAGAGGCGGAAGTACTCGTTATACATTTAATAATCCAATGATGAGAGCGTTTGTCAAACTTAAGATGAATGTAAAATAATAATCATGGGTACAATCCAACAAGGGCTACATAACTGTGTTGTATTGTTAATCGGCAGTTTGAAAGATGATATAAACTTAATTTGTATCTAAAATTTAGTCGTACGTCATGCAACCAAGTAAACTACTACCGAGTAGTCCCTTAGGGGATTATTCGGTAGCTTCATTTTCATCAACATAATATAGATTAGTCTTTAGGATAGAGTTTCTTACAAATCGTAAGAAGCTCTTTTTTTATGAGCAGAAACGGCTATTTAAAGAAAGGGATTAGGCAATAGAATAAAAAAAGGAGAACCAAGCGTACCACCACTGAATCCTCCCTTACACGATTACAATACAAAAATACTATTTATTTTAAAATTAATCGTGTTATGGAACTCAAATTTGATAAAATTATTCGACTTAAAAAGATCAGAATCGAAAAATCAGAACTCTCAGAAGAAGAAAATACTTTAGCTACTCCAATATTGACAGATAGAAGCATTATTGGCGAAATTTACAAGGTGTTTGTTGAAGCGTTAAACGAAATGAACTGTCCGCCGGATGTTGACAGCGTAACACAAAGGAAGAAATTTATCTTTATCATCTTGTACTTGTTTTCGCCCAGCACGTTAGCCGGTGGAAAAACTGCCTGTGGATTACGGGAAGAAATGTCTAAAGTTCTAGGTGTTCATTCTAAGAGTACGATATCCGACAATTGCGCTGATGTCGTGTTCTTGTATCAAAACTATGCTGATTTTAGTAGGGATATAGAATACCTTTACACCGAAATTGTTAGTCGATTGAAAGTTAAAGGGTTAGTTTTATGAATGTGCTTTCCATAGCACGAAAAGAAAAGCCGGAGTTTGAAGCTCCGGTTTTTTATAAAATGTTATTTTACTTTTTTTGAAAATACGAAAGCTGATTTCATTTCGGCTTTTCCATCTTTATCTATTTGCTTATAGATATGAGAGACACAAGAAGTATATTGCTCTTCGCTAACACTTTTATTATAATTTGTCTCGGCTTGATACTTCAAAGCATCACATCTTGCAGTTACAACTAATTTCTTTTCCATAGTTCTAATCCCTTTCTTTTTTAATAGATTTCTTCTTTCGTTCTAATTCTCCTTTTCTGATAATACAAACAGCATTTTCATAAGGAACATCTATCTTCTGCCAATAGTTCAATAATGATTGGCGGGCAATACCTAGTTCTTGGCTTGAATAGCTATCGTACATGGCTGATGGCGAACCGAAATATCTATGTATCCCCGTTGCTTTTATTTCTAAATGTATTACTCCTTTTGCTTCCATAACTGCAAATCTAGTAAATAAGTAGTATGTATCATAATTAATACTTATTTTTTATATTTATTAACGCTGCTAAGAGTATTTAATATAATATATAATACTATATTTGCTGTATGAAAATCATATAAATGTATAACGAATTAAATACATACGATTATGAAATACTTAGAAATATTATTAGAAGAGAAGAATATTAGTTCAGAAACAAATCTATTAGAGAACGAAGGCAATTTAGGCTTAACGATTCAAATGCTAATCGACTTCATCTATTCAATGCCTGCAAACATTAGAAAGCAAGTAGAGAATACATTTAGAAAGATAGACTTTATGAATGGTGATGTTATGAACTACATCAATTTTCTAGCTAAAGGTATGGTAAAGAGTTCAGGCTATTAATATTGATGATAAATGTACGACAATGGCTTTGTTGTCGTACATAGCAATTTAGATAATTTCTCTAACTTAGTGCCTGTTAGTACCTTTGAGGTATTATCAGCGGGATAGAGTATATGGTAACTTGCTACTTTGACTTGGTAGAGCAGACGATTCGAACGCGTCTCCCGCAACACTTGGATAATTAGCTCAATGGTCAAGAGCGGTGCGCTGTTAACGCAAAGGTTATAGGTTCGAGTCCTATATTGTCCGCAGCATTAATTTAATTTACACGATTATGAATATCCTAACGCTTTCAATAAAACAGAAGTTCTTTGATGAGATCTTAGCTGGTAAGAAGAAGCAAGAGTTTAGAGAGATACGCCCAAACTCACAGAAAAAGTATTGTGAGCTTGATGAAGAAGGCTATGTTAAAGAGGTTGATGGTGTCTTACAACCCCGAAAATATGACGCTATCAAGTTTCTTACTGGTGAGTATAAAGGCACGAGACCTTATGCTATCGTAGAGGTAACAGGGGCAAAGATAGAGTTGTTCGAAGATGAAAATCATGAACTGATAACCTATCAGTATCAGGGTGAAGAATATGTTGCCGCTCAGGTCGTTTACGACTTGGGTAAGGTAATCGAAAGGAATGTTTAATCTATAAAATTATCTAGCTGAGTCAGAATTAAAGTTGGTACAAGTGCAACAGCCAATAAAGGCGTTGTAGGTCGTAGAAGCTTCACAGGTGGTAGCGGCCAATTTATGAACCGTAGACAGAAATACGGTGAAGTTCGTAAGGGTTTAGGTTTATCTGGAGGTTAGTGTCTATGCTAATCGAGGATACATATTGCAGCATTGACCGAATTCGTGAAAAGACGAGTTCGGTTTTGCTGCTTTTGTCTTTTGGCAAGGATAGTCTTGTATTGCTGGATATGATCTATCCTAAATTTGACAGGATAGTATGTGCCTTCATGTATTTCGTCCCCGGACTGGATCATATTGAACGCTGGGTGAAGTGGGCTAAGGCTAAATACCCTAAAATAGAGATTGTACAGGTACCACACTGGAACCTGACCTACATACTAAGAACTGGTATGTACTGCGTACCTAATCCGAAAGTGAAGCTTTTGAAGCTCGCTGATGTGGTTAAGTCCATGAAATTGAAATATGGGATTGATTATGTCTTTTTGGGTATGAAGAAAGCCGATTCAATGAACAGGCGTTTGATGCTGAATAAGATGGAGTTCCCATACGAAAAGAATGGGATGTGCTATCCTTTGGCTGATTTCACACAAAGGGATATCCTTGCTTACATGAGGCAAAAGGGATTACCCGAACCAGTAAGGTATTCCAAGAATGCTTCGGGTGGGGTTGGTTTTAATCTTGATTGTTTTCTGTGGTTAGAATCTCATTATCCACAAGATTTAGAGAATATATACAAGGCCTTTCCAATGAGTAGAAGAATATTATTTGAACACTATAATGGAATTAAATAAATACGTAAAATCAGAATCGGTAGAGCTTAAACGTTCTGCTATTCATTTCGCCGATTATAATCCCCGTACTCTTTCCGATGATGAGAAGAAAGCTCTCAAACGTGGTATAAAGAAATTCGGATTAGTTGGCGGATTGGTAGTCAACAAGCATACAGGTATGACAGTGGTCAGTGGGCACCAACGTTTAACGGTCATGGATGAGTTGAACAAGTTCCCCGGCAATGACTATATCATTCGGGTAGATGTGATAGACGTTGACGAAAAACAGGAAAAGGAGCTTTGCATTCTCCTAAATAATCCAAATGCCCAAGGAAAATGGGATGATGAGAAACTCCGTGAGCTCATTCCTGATATCGACTACAAAGATGCAGGATTGACAGACGTAGACTTAAATCTAATAGGCTGTGATTATCTTCTCCAGACAGAAGAAGAAAACTCTTTAGCTGATGCTCTTACTGATATGATGGCACCTGTCACCGGACAGAAAGAAGCTGAAAAAGAGGCCAAGCAGTTAGAGAAAGCCGAGAAGACAGCTCACATGAAAGAAGTCAAAGAACAGGTTAAGCAGGCAGCCCAAGAGAAAGCGAACGATATGGATGCTTACCTTATGCTTTCTTTTGATACCTACGAAGCGAAATCTGCTTTTATGGAAAGGTTCGGTTATAACCCAGAAGATAAGTTTATAAAGGGAGAAGTGTTTGACGAACAAATAGAAAGGGTAGATTAAGATGGCAAGACCAAAGTTTGACTACAATAGCAACGAGTTCTACGAAGAGTTATTCGCTCTCGCTTTTCAAGGATTGACCGATGCGGAGATAGCAGACGGACTGTCCGACAAGTTCGGTCAGACTTTAACGCCCGGAGTATTTTGCAAAATGAAAAACGGAAACTATGAGGGATGGAATAAGAAGCAAAATGAAGAGCGTTCAGAGCGTATATCGCAAGTGTTAGCGCACGCCCGTCGTAAAATCAACTCGATTGTGCGTGGTGCATACTTGAAAGCCGCTTTGGGTGGAAAGAAAATAAAGAGCAAAACAATCACGAAGAGGAAGCTTCGCATTGATGGTGTATATACAGATGATGAAGATATACAAACATCTGAGACAGAACAAGAACTTCCTTATAATATGCAGGCAATGTCTACTTGGCTTTATCACCATGATGAAGAGTGGAGAAAGGTAGAGCGCAAACAAGATGAAGATGCGAGCGATATCCCCTCAGAGATCAATCAAGGTGTTAATATTGATTCTTGGATTAAGAAGGAGGTAGGCAAATGATTTGTCCTCAGACTATTTACCATCCGTTATACACCGATAAAGAGAAGTTCATTATCCTTATTACGGGCGGCCGTGGGTGTGAAACACCTACACAAGAGATCATTATGGCTGATTTGACAATAAAGCAAATTAAGGATATTAAAGTCGGAGATTACGTTATGGGAGATAATGGTACTCCTCGTAAAGTACTCGCTACAATGTATGGCCAAAGTGAGATGTTTCGTGTTCGGCAAACAAGTGCAAAAGATTACTTCGTAAATGATGCACATATCCTTAGTTTAAAGAAAAGTCAAGCATCTATAAATGAAGGAAGATATAATAATTTTGGAGAATACACCGACATGAAAGTGACTGATTTCATGAATCAGAGTAATAGGTTTAAAGAACATTTTAGAGGTTATAAAACAAACTCTATTCCCTATAAACATAAATCCGTAAAATTAGATCCTTATTTGCTTGGAATATGGCTTGGAGATGGTACTAGTATATTTCCTCAAATTACGACTCCAGACATAGAAATAAAGCAATATATTCAAGATTATGTAAATAGGCATAACTTACTACTTACGGTTAATGGAGTTAGGGGAAAAGCTGAAACATTACGGCTTGCTAAGAGAGGTGGCTTAACTAATCCGATTATGGATATTTTGCGTGAGTATGATTTGGTAAATAACAAACACGTTCCACAAGATTATATATCAAATAGTGAGCAAGTGAGGCTTGAAGTACTAGCTGGTTTGCTCGATACCGATGGATACATGAGTAAAAACGGATACGAGATAATACAAAAGAATGAGGGTTTGGCAAAACAAATAAAATTCATTGCTGATACGCTTGGCTTTAGAACGAGCATTAATAGCAAGGATGCATATTGTAATAAAAAATATTGCGGCCTTGTATATCGAGTTTTCATAAACGGAGATGTGTGGAAGATTCCATGTAAGGTAGCGAGAAAGCAAGTTCATGAATCACAAGTACATAAAAACAAGGATTGGCATCTATCTCAGCTTGCAATAGAGCCTGCTGGCATAGGTGAGTGGTGTGGAATTTGTCTCGACGGAAATCAACGTTATTTACATTCAGACGGTACAGTAACGCATAATTCCGGGAAGTCTTTCAACGCAGCCACCTTCATAGAGCGATTAACTTTTGAACTCACTCCGGCCGAAAGGATTGTTCATCAGGTACTCTATACTCGTTATACGATGGTTTCCGCTAACATGTCTATCATTCCCGAAATGATGGAGAAGATACAACTAGACGGTACCGACAAATATTTCTCCACCACCAAGACGGATGTGGTAAACAAGATGACGAATAGTCATATCATGTTCCGGGGAATAAAAACTTCATCTGGGAACCAGACGGCAAAGCTGAAATCCATTCACGGGATAACAACATTTGTTTGTGATGAAGCGGAAGAATGGACTAGTGAACAGGACTTTGAAAAGATCATGCTCTCTATCCGTCAGAAAGGAATCCAGAACCGGATCATCATTATCATGAACCCGACGGATTCCAATCACTTCATCTACAAGCGATACATAGAGAATACCCATAAGCTTGTCAACATTGACGGTGTGGATGTTCAGATCTCCACTCATCCAAATGTGCTTCATATCCACACTACCTATCTGGACAATGTAGACAACCTTTCTCCGCAGTTTATTGATGAAGTTCAAAGAATGAAGGTAGAAAATCCAGAGAAGTATGGTCATACGGTTATCGGTCGTTGGGCGGATGTGGCTGAGGGAGCTGTATTCAAGAAATGGGGCATAGTTAAGGAGTTCCCGGCATGGGCAAAGAAAATAGCTCTGGGGCAAGACTTCGGATATAGTAACGACGTTTCTGCGACTGTAAGATGTGGTATTATTGATAACGCTCTTTACGTGGATGAACTGTGTTATCAAGCGGGGATGCTTACCAATGATTTAGCCAACACACTAAGGCCGTGGGGATTAAAAGTCTTTTCCGAATCTGCCGATCCTCGTTTAATTCAGGAGATAAAGAACAGAGGCGTAAACATCTATCCAGTAGATAAGAGTTCCATTGATGGCAAAGGTTCTATTATTGCAGGCATTGAAAAAATCAAAGACATGGAACTGTTTGTCACAGAACGGTCATATAATCTCATTAAAGAGCTTCGGAATTACGTTTGGGATAAAGATAAGGACGGCAACTATATCAACACCCCCGTTGACAAGGATAATCATCTGTGCGATTCAATTAGATACTATGTACTTGGGTGCCTATTAGGACGTATTTTGAAGCCGAAAGATTTAACAGGAGTATTCACGCATTAAGATATTTGGCTATGATAAGTTTACAAGAAATATTAGCATTAGAGGATATTGATCAGAAGATCCAATACCTCAAGAAAGGGAGAAAGACAGAGCTTCCCGACCGTAGAAAATTGTGGGAAGACTGGAACCCTGATCTTCACGAGATAATGACGGATAAGAAGAAGTATCCTGATCGCAAGGTACTCAAAGAGGAAGCAAAGAAGATCTTTGATGAGAAGGCAGGTAAAACGTATGAGTTAGAAGCAAAGTACGAAACGGAAGAAGTAAACCGTATTACGATACCTTTGGAACAGGATATTGTGAATATTCAAACGGCTTTCACCGTTGGCACCGAGCCGTCAATGGATTGCACACCTTCAGATGATAATGAAAAAGGATTATTGGCCGCTTTGAAGTCAGTGCTGCAAAAGAATAAGATCAAATACCAGAATAAAAGAGTTGTGCGTTCTTGGTTATCCGAGCAGGAAGTAGCCGAATATTGGTATGTGACTGATGATGACTCTTTCTGGACTAAGTTTTGGGCAAAAGTGAAGACTGCTTTCGGAGGTAAGGCCAAACCCACAAAGAAACTTCGTAGTGTTCTGTGGTCTCCATTCAGGGGTGATAAGCTTTACCCGTTCTTTGATGATTACGGGGATTTAGTTGCCATCTCTCGTGAGTTCAAAAAGAAAGATTTGGATGATACAGAAATAAGTGTGTTCATGACGGTAACAAAGGATTCTGTCTACCAGTGGGAATTAAACAAAACGTGGTCCACCCCCGAAGGTAAGTCGTTCAAACATGGATTTCCTAAACTTCCTGTTCTTTATGCTTACCGTCCTGAGACGTACTGTCACAAGATTAAGACGTTTCGGGTACGCTTGGAGAAGTTGCTTTCCAGTTATGCCGATTGCATAGACTACCATTTCTTTCCCATACTGCAATTAGTTGGTGATGTAGAGGGATTCACAGGCAAGAAGAAAGATCGTATTGTGAAGCTGATGGGAGAGGGCGCAGGGGCCTCGTATCTGACTTGGGATCAAGTGCCAACAACAATAGAACTCGAATTGAAAACTTTGTTTGAGAAAGCTTATTCCATGACCAATACTCCTCAAATCAGCTTTGAATCATTGAAAGGATCTGGTAATGCTTTATCTGGTGTGGCTTTTGACTATGTCTTCTTATCCACTCATTTACAAGTTGAGAACCATGCGGAGGTAATAGGAGACTTCATGCAAAGGCGTGTGAACTTCCTTGTGTCTGCTTTGGGCACCATTAATCCTTATGAGTTTGACAAAGCTTCACAAACGATTGATATTGATGTGGATATCGTGCCTTATAGGCTTGATAATATCGCTGATAAAGTTACTACTGCGGTAACTGCTGTTGATGGGCAGATTTGGTCACGAAGGGAAGGTATTATGTTTGCTGGTAATGCAGACCGCATAGAGAGTGAGTTAAAGGAAATCGAAGAGGAGCAAGCAGCAATGAATAATAAAATCGGAGAAAAGGAACATAAAATAGCTTCTTAGTCAGAAAAATTACGGGGTTTATAATTTTTATACGAGACAAATAGAACATATAGCGGTGATTCTTCGGAGTTGCCGTTATTTTTTTTATAAAATAATTCGTCTATAAGTTGCACAATTGTGTAACTCACATTATCTTTGTGATATGAAACGCAGAATTATAGCATTCGGGCAATATTACCATGACTTTATTGCTTCCCTTAATGAAAAAGAGGTGATGAAAGTTAAGTATGTGTTATCTTTGTTGGAAACATACGACCGAGTACCAATAAAGTTTATAAAGTTCATACGTGATGGGTTATATGAGCTGAGAATCGAATATAATGGCAATATATATCGTATATTTTTCATCTTTGATGATGGGCAGGTAGTTGTGTTATTTAATGGTTTTCAAAAGAAAACGCAAAAAACACCTACTTCGGAAATAGATAAAGCTTTAAAAATAAAGGAGGAGTATTATGACTACAAAGAACAACATGCTGACTGATATTAGTGCTGAATTAGAAAAGGAATTCGGTAAACATGGTACACCTGAACGTGCAAAGTTTGATGAAGAAGCCTATGCCTTCTACACCAGTCAAATTTTGCTTGATGCAAGGAAGAATGCAAGATTGACTCAAGAGGAACTGGCAAAGCGTATCGGGGCTAATAAATCATATATTTCCCGTATTGAAAAAGGCACCACCGTTCCCAGTGTTGCGACCTTCTATCGGATCGTTAATGCTTTGGGGCTAACGGTTGATTTAAATCCGACTATGTAATAGCTGAACAATTTATGTCAGATACAGTAATTAGGAACATTTAGGCGGTGATTCATTGGAGTTGCCGCTATTTTTTTGTTTTCAACTGAAAATATTTACTCAAAAGTTGCTCAACTGATAAACTTTATATATCTTTGCTATATGAAAAGAGAGATAATAGCATACGAAAACTACTATAAAGATTTTTTTGATACCTTAGACAAGGGTACCCAAGAAAAAGTTTTGTATGGATTGCTTTTATTGAAGACTCAAGATAGGCTACCAGCTAAGTACGTGAAGTTTCTCAAGGATGGTTTATACGAGTTAAGAATAGAGTGGAAAGGTAATATCTATCGAGTTTTCTTTTGTTATGATGAAGGACGTATTGTTATATTGTTCAATGGCTTTCAGAAGAAAACACAGAAAACTCCAGATAGAGAAATAGATAAGGCATTAAAACTAAAGAAAGAATATTATGAGCGAAAAAGGACTAAAAATGTTTAATGTCGATGCGCAATTAGATGCTGCTTTCGGCAAAGAAGGAACTCCAGAGCGTAAAGCTGCTGAAGATAGAGCTAATGCTTTCTTTACTGGACAAATTATTGAAGAAGCTAGGAAGAAAGCAAATATGACACAATCAGAGCTTGCAGAGAAGATAGGTACAAATAAGTCTTATATTTCCCGTGTAGAAACGGGAAAGACAGAACCCAAAGTTTCTACTTTCTATCGCATTGCTTCTGCTTTAGGAATGACAGTTGATCTAACTCCGACTGTATAATAATGAAGATAGTTGAAGTAATTGTAGAACATGCGTGTAAGAACTTGAGTGCTTATATTGAGGGTGCTCCGGTAATTACTGTAGGTAATGACATGTGTGAGGTTGAGGAGAATATGAAAGAGGCTATTGAGCTATATCTGGAAGATAATCCTAATCCTTGTGAATTGTTATCAGGTGAATTTGAACTGAAATTTAAGATTGATGCTGCTACTTTTATCAACTATATGGCTAAGATAGAGAATGAGATAGAATATGATGCCATTTGTCAAAGGGTAGAGGAACTTCTTCCTATGACAGATGATAATACTCCATTGACTGATCCGAGATTGATTGAATTGAGAATTTTATCTGAGTTGGTTCTTGAGTATGAAGAGGAACATTATCCGATAGAGAAGCCAACTGTGTCTGAACTGATAGAACTTCGCTTGAAGAAAAAGGCATGATGCAGAAACAACTTGTAGGCGAATGTTATATGATTTTTTCTGTGTTAATGACTATATCTCTGGACAGTTGGAGCCAACATTAAAAATTGCAAGATTGCTTTGTTGATTTTTGAATATTCCTGTGGCATTTATGTTGGGATTTTAGTATTGGAATATTGGTGTGAATATGTTTTAAAAAATAGGCTTTATAAATCAGTATTATGAATGAAAATTCTAGAAATCACTATATCAAAACAGTAAAAGGGCTTTTAAAAGCTCAAAAAGAGACAGATGCTTTTCGTGTATTCAACACCAAACATCTAAATACCTATATTAATAATCACGATAATTGGAGCGGTGGTATTGATTATTACACTGTTGAAATTAATGTTTCTCCTGCTGAATATGCAAAACTTAAGAAAGACAATAAAATTAATGATTTAGAAAAATGTATTGCATCAGCATTTGATGATGCAACAAAAGGTGACGAAAGTGTTGTTTTTAGCAATATATTAATTCGCGCGAATGCCGATATTGAAGAAGATGAAATAAATGAATCTGTTGATGATTTTACATTTTGGAATTTTGGATATTACAAAATGTTTATTAGTCATTTAACAGTGGATAAAATCTCTGCTGCAAATCTAAAATCAGCATTGGCTATTTATGGAATATCTTGTTTTGTGGCACATGAAGATATAGAACCAACGAAAGAATGGGCAAATGAAATAGAGAAAGCATTGTTAACAATGGATTGTCTATGTGCTATTATAACTCCAAAATTTATAAATAGTAAGTGGTGTGACCAAGAAGTTGGTTTTGCGTTAGGCAGACGAGTATTAGTAGTCCCTATTCGTAAAAGGTATGATCCGTATGGATTAATGGGTAAGTTTCAAGGAATACAGTCTAACGGAAAAACTGCCAATCAATTAGCAAAAGAAATCTTTGATATATTGTGCAAAAATAAAAGCTCTAAAAACTTATATGTTAGAAATTTAGGAAATCTATTTTTAAATTCAAAAAGTATAGATGAAGCTAATAAATGGATTTCCGTACTGAATAGTGCAAAAATAGAGGATACAGATATTGTTGAATTTATTAATTCTCACTATCTAGATAACGATAATTTAAAGGATAGCAAAGTCATAGAGAAAGCCAATAAATTGTTTGTCAAACACTCATTAAGAGCCATAAATCAAAACCTGTTTGTAGAGAAACAGACAGAAGTTGATGATTTACCTTTTTAGTATTTTTTTCGGTTTCGATGTAGATTACAGTTCCGCTAAAGTATTCGTTTCACGTTCTAAGATAGCGATTTCTGCCAATAATGTAGAGGTCGTTTTTTGATATTATTTCAATTTCTCTATCCCCCTTTTTACGCTTTTTATACCTATTTACGACAATAATCCCATTGTCGTATATCCCACCTTTTAAAATTTCCCACTCACATACTTCCTACCTACTTTTATACCACGAACTTTTAATTAAAATTCATACGGTATGAAAGAAAAGATTTTAGCAGCATTAAAAACGAAATTTAGCGGTGTTGATGATGCTATCTTAACCCGAATAGCTGAAAAGAGAGCTGAGGGTGTAACGGACGAAAGCCAAATACCTACCATTGTGGAGGGAGTTAGTTTTCAGGACGTGCTAACAAGTTATGGCGATTTCCGTGCCGGGGATGCCTCTAACTCCGCAGTCAGAAACTACGAGAAGAAGCATAATCTTAAAGAGGGTAAGCCAGTTGAGAATCCCGATCCGAAACCAGAACCTATTCAGGTGCCTAAAACAGATGACATGGCTACTTTGATAGCTAATGCAGTTAGTGCAGCCGTTAAGCCTCTTTCGGATAAACTCGCAGGCTTTGAGCAGAAAGAATCACAGGTTACACGCCAAACGCAGGTTCTTGCAAAAGCCAAAGAGTACGGTATTCCCGAATCATTTGCTAAAAAAGTCTCTATTGCTGAGGATGCTGATTTGGATACTTATTTCAAGGAGCTAAAACAGGATTTCGCTAATGTAGGCTTTGAAGGCGTGAAAAGCCCGGAATCATCCGAGCAGAAATTTGAGAAAGAAAGTACCGAGATAGCGAAAGCGATCAATGCCGGTACTAAAGAGATTGTAGAACAAAGTAACAAGTAAAAAATGAGTGCAGGATTTACTTACAATTTAACGCCCGAACCATCTGTTGAAGAGAGATATGATGTGCAGTCGGGTGTACGCCGTAGAGGAGTTTATAAGCTCGATACGACGAATTTGAATGTAGGCGATTATCTACCTTCGTTCACTCCCATAGCTGCAAATCTAAATACAAAGATTTGTGTTCCGGTGAGAAACGTAAAGGTGATAGAAGCTTACGCAACCGGGGCAGAGGCTTTGACTATCAAGATAGCAAAGAACTCTCTCGCCTATGCAGGAATGTTCATCGGGAACGGATCAAAGGGTGCGCAGGTCAGTGCGATAGACAAGTCTAACGCTGGTTATGATGTGTTGACCATTGCGGCTGCTTTCGGTGCTAATATTGCTAAAGACGCAGTTCTTTTTGAAGCTACTGCTGTTAGTGGTACAACTCCTAAGAATGTAGCCAATTCCGCTTTATTCGAGCGGAAAAAGATTGAGAGTGGCATAAACCTGATTGCTCTATTAATGAGAGCTTTTGAGATTGAGCCTGATAAATTGGTGATTCCTTTCTCCGATAAGGATAAAGCGAACTTACCTCATTTCCAATTTAACGAATAAAACCCGATAGATTATGATGTTAACTATTGATACGTTATTCAATGACCCCAATATAGTATCGGCGGTCATTAACCGTGTTACTCAAACACGTAGAGATATGATCTATTGGACGCAGTATTTGGACTTCCGTAGAACGACTACCCGTGTGTTCAAGGATTATATCGGTACTGTTACCGGTGTTATGGCAGGTTCTGTCAATTCCCGTTATGGAGAGAAACCTATTCGTGAGCGTCGGAACATCGGTTCAGGCTATGGCGAAATCGCCTATTTAGGTGATGCTTACCAAATGTCTATTGACCGTCTTTCCGAATTACAAGATCTGATTGACAAATACAACGCTGCTAAGACATCTGACCAAACCACAGCTCTTAATGAGATTGTGAGCTTTATCTATGATGATTATCGCCAAGTATTGTTGGCCGCTCATAAGAGAATGGATTTAGTTGTAGGCTCATTGCTGATGACTGGTAGCGCAGAAGTGAAGAACAAAGATAACAACCCTGACGGAACAGACTTGTTGAAGATTGATCTTCCGCTTAAGTTTATCACTCCCGAGGCTGCTACTAAGAATGTTTTCATTACTTATCTGCAAGCTCAAATTAATGCTTTGGCGGCTGATTACGGAGCGTTCTCTAAAATGATCATGACACGCTCAACGTTCATTAAGAACATTGTGGGTTCTTCTGAATTCGGGGATAAGTTCAAGATGACACTAGGTTCCAATCAGTTTTATATGGCTGGAGGGCTTATCACTTCGCAAATGGCTTCTGAGGTATTCACTGGTATCGGTCTTCCCGCTATCGAAATCAAAAACGATTACGTAAAAGACCAAACCGGGGTAAATAAGGCTGTATATGCCGATGATCGTATTACTCTCTTACCGCAGGATAAGATTGGCTATATGAGATTCCATACTCCGTATGAAGCAACTGATCCCATTCAAGGGCGTACTTATACAGGAGCGGACGGTAATATGCTTATTTCCCAATACAGAGATAAGAACGGTCGTTATCTTGAGTATGCTGCTGAATGGATTCCTCAAATCAGCAATCCGACGCAGATTGTGAACTTTGATTTATCAGCCATGAACGCATGATAATAGGTGACTACATAAAACAAAAGTTTCAGTCCTTCGGCATTCAATTGTCGGAGGCTGACCTTTTGGATATCTCTCTTGGATTAGATGAAGAGGTGACTTTTGATAACAAGCTCAAAGTAGATGTTGCTATTGCGAAGTTCGTCCCTTCTCTCTTACTCCGTGCGCAATCAATTTCAGAAAGCGGGTTCTCAATGTCTTGGAACATTCAGGGCATTAAGGACTACTATTCATGGGCTTGCAAAGAGTACGGGCTAACGGATAATTTGAGTAATAAACCTAAAGTAACGTTCTTATGATTTTCACCCCTCATATATTACAGATTAAGGTAACTACTGAGCCGCAAAGGGATGAGCTCGGAAGACCTGTCCCCGGTACTGGTAGTGAAGATTGGCAAACTGTATGTGAATGTCGTTGTGATGATAACACAACCAAAGAGTTTACTTCCACAAATGGACAAGTCTATAGACCTAACTACCATGTGGTATGTGAGAAGAAAGTCTATCTTAAAGCAGATGATGAAGTCAGATGTATGGATGGGGATATGGTGAGAGGAAAAGGGACGGTTTACGCTGTCAAGTCAACTAACTACTTTAACTACTCAGAGCTATGGATGTAGGTTTCGACTTTTCCGATATAGATTCCTTCTTTCAGGAGGAAGAAGCCAGAGTACTTGCCAAAGAGCATGAGATAGGAGAGGAAGCCATTCAATACGCTAAAGAGCAGGGTAATTATAAAGACCATACAGGGCATTTGACGAGGTAGACAAAGAGGGCTTAACCCTGAAAAACGAAGCAGAATACGCTTCATTCGTAGAATCCAAGAAGTTTGATGTTTTAAGTAGTACAGCCTTACATGCTGAAAAACGGCTAAAAGAAGAATTTGAATAATGATAGTAAGTAGCGACATAGCAAATATCCTTTATCGTGACTGCCAAGCTTTCGGTATTAAAATCTATCCTGATGGTGAAACGCCTACGGGTGAGGTTACGGAAGAACGAGTTGTCATTCATGCCAAAGCCCAAACTCCGGGAACTTACTGGAAGAAGGGTTTTGTAGAAGTAAATATTTGCGTGCCAGACTCAAGCGAGAATTCCGCTAATTCCGTTCGTTTGGGCGAGCTTGAAAGAGAGGCTCAAACGATATTGGATGATGTCGTAAGTTCTTATGATGGAAGTTGTTATCGCTATTCAATTAATTCTATAGGTCGGGAAGCGGACACTGCTTTAAAGTGTCATTATGTGAATTGCAGATTATTATTTGAAGTATTAAATGTTAAATAATTATGATTACAGCAGCAGGTATTAAAAGAATTTTATACGCTGAGACAAGCGTAATTGCGGCCGATCTTACGGGCACAGCTTTGAAAGCGATCATAGATGCCGCAGCCACCGCAAAGCATGAGATTTCTAACGTACATGGCGACACATGGAGTTTGGAGGAATCCGAACCAAGTACCACTCGTTATAAGAACGCTTTGACAGGGCAGAATTACCGTCAGGATACCGAAATGGGGGATATTCAGGCATCCTTTACCATCGGGCAATATGACTATCAAACAAAGGCCGATTTAATGGGCGGTGATGTTATCAAGAACGGGGATAAGGTTGTAGGTTGGAAACGTGCCAGTGGCATTGTTGAAACATACAAATGCCTTATCTTCCAAACGAAAGATAATCAATGGTGTGTATTCCCTAAAGGAGCCGTGACAACTCGTGAGGCTAATACGGATAAGGCTATTGGTTTAGCTCTTTCAGGGGTAGCATTGGAACCGGGAATTGATGGCGTTCGCTCCGAATATTGGTTTGATGATTCGGAAGTGGTAACAAAGGGATAAGGTTGATTTTTAGGATAACAAACGGGTGGAGTGGCTAGACCACCTCACCCGTTTTAAATTTGAAGAAATATGAATGAAGCAGCTAAATTAGTGTCAGATAGTCTACTAGGTGAGGACTTCGCCACAATACATATAAAGGATAAGTATTATACAGTTTATCCACCAACAATAAAAGTTATCTGCCGGGCATGCTCGGCTTTCTCCAAGATAGGTTTGGATGGTAATTATAGTAAATTGACTGTCATCGGGGAGATCCCTGAAAACATACCACACATCATTAAGGGGCTTTCGGCATTGATCGTTGGTGGCACACGCAACTGGAGATGGAAAGCTCACAAAGTAGGTAAAGCCTTCCAATCAGCCACGAATAGCGATATAAAAGATGCATGGGAAACTGTTCTTCCTTTAATGGATGGCGGGAGTTTTTTCGAATATGCGCTTTCCATGAAGAGCGCCGCAAAGATAGTAGCAAAGGAGAAGTTGTAGGAAACGATACGATGTTAGGACAAATTGCTTCATTCATGGAAAATCTTCATTTGTCTTACAAAGAAGTTTTTGAGGTGATCTCTTATCGTAATTTGATAATCATGCAAAAGGATAAATTACACGAAGTAACAGGCGAATTAGTACAAGAAAGTTCAGGCAAAGATATGGCATCAAGAAGGAGGCAAAAGTAATGGCAAAATTATACTTTAAAGTCAGTAGCGATTACCAAGAAGTTATAAGGCTACGTAACGAGATAGCGAAATTAGATACACAGATAAAGTCTATGGACGTTAATAAGGCTCCACAGGCTGTTGCTGTTCTTAACAATCAGATGCAACAAGCCAAACAGCAAATGCGGGGAATGGTCGAAGAAGCCGCTAAGGCAGGCGCTGTGATGGGCAATGACTTAAAGCAGAAGATTTATCAAGGCTCACAGGCTGTAAATGACTTCACTCAAAAGATTATCAATCAAAAAACGGTTGTTAAAGATATTGAAGCGGATGTGCGAAGATTGTCTGATGCTTACAAGAAAGTTCGTAATAACCCATTGCAGGCAAATTCAGCCTTGGGTGAATTGGATGTGGCAAAGAAGGAATTGCAGAAAGAGAAAGCAACTCTCTTTGAACTACAAACAGAACAATCAAATGCCCGTTTATCGGTTAAGAAACTCAGGGATGAATACTCACTGTATAAGGATGACGCAAAGAATGTAGTAAATGCCAATGGTGGTATGTCGATGTCTTTCGGCAAAATGCTTGGCGTAATAGGTGGAGTTGCTGCATTAAAACAGTTAGGATCTGAGCTTATTCATGTCAAAGGTCAGTTTGAATCGATTGAAATTGCATTAGACACAATGCTTGGCAGTAAGGAAAAGGCTGATACCTTGCTCGCAGAAGTAAAAAGCTATGCAACGGTTTCTCCTTTAACGCTAACCGATATCTCTTCCGCCACACAAATGATGCTTGGCTTCAATATTGAGGCAGAGAAAGTTCCGACTTACTTTAAAGCCATCGGTGATATATCAATGGGAGACACTCAGAAGTTTAACTCTTTAACTCTGGCATTCTCTCAAATGTCTGCTACAGGCAAGCTTATGGGGCAGGATTTAAACCAAATGATTAATGCTGGTTTCAATCCATTACAGGTTATTGCCCAAAAGACAGGTAAGAGTATAGCAGAGCTCAAAGATGAAATGTCGAAAGGTGCGGTTTCTTCTGAAATGGTTCAGCAGGCCTTTATTGATGCAACAAGTGCCGGTGGCAAGTTCTACAAGATGTCAGAAAACGCCTCTAAAACTATCAATGGGCAACTTTCCATGATGCAAGATGCTTTGGATAGAGTCTTTAATGAGATTGGAACAGACGGGGAAGGCGCAATCATGGGAGCTATTAAGGGTACCACATCTTTGATCCAGAACTATGAGACCGTAGGTAAGGTTCTCACTGGATTAATAGCGACCTATGGGGCCTACAGGGTTGCTTTAGCTCTCACTGTTCTGGAAGATGGAAAGTACGTTATTTCACTGGCCCGACTAGGTACTGTTTTAAAATCAAGTGCTGTTGCGCAATCGTTGCTAAATTCAGCTATCTTGAAGAATCCTTATGTGGCAGCCGCAGTATTAATCGGAACACTTATTACCGCCATATGGGCTTTTCATGATGCTACAACCGCACAGGAAAAAGAGCTTAAACGCATATCCGAAGGAACAGAACAGTACAATCAGTATTTGGAAGATGAGAAAAACAGAATTGACGAACTTATCGCTAAGTTACAGGATGAAACACTTACAAGAGAGGATAAATTAGAAGCATTTAAGGAATTACAGAAGATAGCTCCGAAAATCTTTGGTGAATATAAAACAGAGCAGAATTTAATAGATCACCTTACAGAAGCAAGAAAGAAAGAGAACGAGCAGATCCTAATTCGTCAGAAGCTCATGGGTTCTTATAATATGAATCAGAACGCTGAACGCCTTAAAGAACTAAAGAGATTACAGGAACTTCAGAAAGTAGGTGGAGCTGGTCGTGTAAGGCAAGGAACACAAGCCGAATATGAGTCTCTATATGCTCAATTCAACATCAAAAAGGACAAAGGATGGTTGGATACAGATGCGGAAGTTATAGAAGGGAAGATAAAAACACTAACTTCTTCTATTGGAAATGCTCAGAAAGACATGAGAGTCAGCCAACAGAATACATGGGAATTGACGCTTGATACAATGAGCAAATCCACCGCTAAAGCACAGAAGACCATGTATGAAGGTTATCGGATTCTTCTAAGAAATTCAGGTAAACAATGGATAAAGATACAAGGAGAAGAGGCTCCTGTTGATCAGAAAACAATTACTAACCGAATAACTCTTCTCGACCAGAAAGTTTTAAGTGTAGAGGAAAAGAATGCGAGCCAATTCAGAAATGAAGCAAAAAAAGCATGGGAAAAAGCTAAGAAAGAAGTAGAGAGTGTGAAAACATCATCTACCTCTTACAAAAGTGCAGCTCAATATGAAAAGGCATTAAAAGAAGCTCAAGATAAAGAAGAAACATCGGAAAAAGCGTATAAGGATTTAGGAGGACAAACAGGAAGCTCACTCTCAAAAGAAGAATCTACTAAAGAGAAGTTAAGGAAAGAAACAGATAAATATAATATTCTTCTTTCTAAGCAGGCTTCAGAAGAGCAACGGACGGCCGAAGATTTACAAATGAAAACGGATGAAGCTCGCATTAAATCTATGGATGATGGGAGTAAAAAGACCATTGAGCAAATGGAGCTTAATTTTGAGAAAGAGATGCAGGCTATTGATCGACAAAAAGAAAATCGTCTTAGGGAGAAAATAGATAATGCCCGCACTGCTTTTGAATCTAATCCTCAAAATAAAGGCAAGTCATTTGATGCTTCAGGCATCTCTTTGTCGGATGCTGAAATAAAAGACTTCAATGAACAATATAAGGCGGCCATTGCCGAGTATGGAAAGGAGGTAGACAAGCAGAATGCAACAGGCATACAGGTCATGAATGACTACCTGAAAGAATATGGGACTTTCCAACAAAAGAAGCTCGCTATAGCGCAGGAATATGATGAGAAAATAGCTAAGTCGACAGATGAATGGCAGAAAAAGTCTTTAGAGGAACAGAAAACCTCCGCAATTGGAAAGGTAGATATAGAATCCATAAAGGCGGATATTGATTGGGTATCTGTATTCAGTGAATTCGGGGGAATGTTTAAAAGTATAACAGAGCCTATACTTGAAAAGGCTAAAGAGTATACCAAAACAAAGGATTTTAAGCAATCTGGAGCAACTGATCAGAAAACGCTGGTTGACGCTATAAATAAGATGGAAGAGTCAATGGGCGTTGGTGGCTCTCTTAATTTTAAGAAGCTTGGTACTGATATGGCGGCCTATCAGTTAGCTATCAACTCGCTAAAAAATGCCAAGATTGA